TGCATCTCCTGTAGGTAATGAGTCTTTAACTAAAAAGTTAGTGGTTTTAGTATATGCAGTCATTATGAATTTTTCCCTGTTTTTAAGAACACATCTATTTTTTGAATACTTACTGGGTCTTGTTCCACAGTAGCTTCAACCCCAAATTGAATTACTTTACCTGATCCTCCAAGAGGAACAGAAATAGTATTAACACCAATACCTACAGAAGCATATTCATCTATCCCATATTCAGCATTTGTGTTATATTTAGCAAAGTTAGCTAAACCTAAGTTTTTAATAATGGCTTGTGATGAATAATTAATTGTATAATCATAGCCATATTTAAATACAAAATCTTGATCTCCACTTCCTATTACAACTAAAGAAGCTTTTTTTAAAAACTTACTTGTTGCAGGAGCACCTAAATCAGCATTAGAAGTATAATATTGCATACTGTATGTAGATGTTCCATCAATATACCCAGTATACTCACCAATCTTTCCAGGTAACCCTAAAAGAAGTTTTCTATCTTCTGTAGAGCAAAAAGCTTTATAAGTTTCTCCTGAGTCATTATTCCAAAGAGTAGCTCTGGCTGCTCCATTAGGTAACATAGACCTTAGATCAAAGTAAATCATTGTTCTTGATCCAGGAAAAGTTAATAAATAAAAGGCATCTCTTTCGTAATAAGCACTCTTAATATTACTTAGTGTTTCTACAGCTAAATATCCAACTAGGTCGTCTCGAATATTTAAAGAAAGCTCTCTTAAAGGCATAGAGTTTTCTTGAATAGTTCTGTTAAAGCTCCTTACCCCTGTTTTAGATAAGAAGATTAAGTCAGTACCTGTATACTGAACAGAATCTCTAGCTATACAACCTACACCTGTTACCACATCTGCTAGTGTCATTGTTGTAGGGCTATTAGCCCCTTGATAAACAACAATGTTATTCTTACAAAATACAATTAAATAATTATTGTGTTGTGCTAAAGCTACAATTTCATCATTGTTACCAACAACACTACTAATATCTACTAAACCACTACCTGAAGATGAAAAATCAGCTCCATCAAGTAACTTAGAATAGTATATAGTGGACTTTGTGCTAGTTAAGTTAGCTGTCCATATTCTACCAAAAGCTGCTAAAATACAATCAGGATCAAACACTGTAACACCTGAAGGTTTAGCTCCGTAGTCTGTACCTACTCTTTGAAAGATATAGCTACCTACATGAGAAGCTCTTCTCCAAACAAGCATTGGTGCTCCTATCTGAGCAGCAAAAGCATAACTACTTGCTGTAGGTCCAGTTCCTTCTGGAAGAGATACAAACTTCCATCTATTTGTTGTAAATAAAACAGAAGCATTTGTCGTCTCATCTGCTTCTTTTACATTATGTTCTGTTAATGTTTCTGTACCAGTAAATAACTTACCTCCTCCTGCAGAGAGGTATGTTATTGTTCCAGTAATGTCTTTAAACTCATAAATAGCTTCTATGTCTTCATCATCAGCTAAAGTGCCATTATTGGTTGTAACAGTTGCCCAACCTTTTCTAGCACCTAATCGACCATACTTGTCAATAACACAGTTATTAGCTACTGTTGCATATCCACTCTCAAGAGTAACTCCTGAATCTTGAGTGTTTAAACCTAAGAATCCAGGTGCAGATATTGAAGTAAGTTTAAGAGCTCCTGCCATTAAGCTACTACCCAAGTAGTTTCTGTTGGTCTATGCCCTGCTTCAATAGAAATAAAATCTGCTAACATATTTCTATATCTTAGCTCCTGATCTGCTGATCCACCATCTTCTCCTCGTTCCATTAATGCTCTGGATACAACTCCTTCAATAAGAAGATTAGGATTAATTAGTAATGTTTCTGATTCTGTAGTTAAGTCATCTTGTTGCATAACTACATTAAATCTTAAATTATATGCTTTATCTGGAATAGGAAACACATCTACTTGTGCATCTCCATATTGAGAAACTCCGTTAAAGCTATAAAAATTAGGACTACCTGTTTGTGATGTAGATAATAAAAACTGTTGGTCAAACCAGTTACTTGGCATATGCCTCATGATTACATTATCTGTATCATTAAATACATTTAATACTCTAGAAGTAGTACCAAAACCTCTTAAAACATAGTTAAATAAACCAGTTGTTGTGGTAGCAGACAAAGTTGTGCGTAAGCAGTGCCAATCCCAAGAATTTTCTATTTCTCGTTTAACAACATTGACTAAATCTGCAATTAGTGTAGAATAGCTATTCTCAGTAAGAGAACCTACTTGGTTTTCTCTGAGTCTCACTAATACTTTGTTTACTATTTCTAAATAAGTCATTATTATATCCTATATATAAATTATACCACAGAACGCTTGAATTGTCAATGTTTTTGTGCTATGCCTTCTTTTTCTTCTTAGGAAAACCCTTTTTCATATTGGCATAAGCTTCTTTACTAATAGTAGACTTCTTTTTTGATCTACTTATCCCTGCTTTTTTTCTTTTATTTATGTTTTCGTATAAACTCATTTTTTATTTGCTCCATTCGTTCTAGTCTAGCTTCCCTAGACATATACAACCATTGTGCTAAGTCATCGTAATCTCTATGACAAGATATACAACGAGTTCCTTCCATACGACAAACCCCTGTACAAGGGGAGTCTTCTACCATTTAACTTTATCAGCCCAGTAGGCTGCTGACATCTTCCCTTTAGCTATATTCTTAGCATGACGAGCTTTAAAAGACTTTTGTCTAGCTTTCTCAGAAGCTGTTTTAGGTTTACTTCCTGCTCCACTAACCCCTTGTTGCCCAAAGCGAATAGTCTTTACTTGTTCACCAGATTTAGCTACAACTACATGAGACTTAGTAGGATGGCTAGGTGTGCGTTTAGGTTTGTTATAACCTGATACACCTGCCCTAGTTAATCTAGAATCTTTAGCCATTATACTTTTTTCTTTGTTTTATATTTAGAAACTCCTGCTTCTGAAAGGGCTATAGCTACGGCTTGTTTACGGCTAGTTACTTTAGGACCTTTTTTAGAACCACTCTTTAACTTACCTTGTTTAAACTCTTTCATTACAGTTTTTACTTTTGTTTTTCTACCCATAGAAATGTACTCCATTTTTATCTATAATTAGTACTTGCCTTTTAGGATCTTCTCCTTCTTTAGGGAAAGAGATATGTATCCAAGCATCATATTCTAATATAAGCTGATCGAATTCAATACTTGAATCAGCCAAGACTGTAAATACCCCAGTAACATCGTCATAACGATCACAAGTAAAGTCAGCAGCAAGACCAAGCGTATGTCTACTTGTTCGTTTTGATCCCAAACGAGTATTGAGATCCTGACACCTAAAACCACTACTAATATTAATAGGGTTGTTATCAAGCTTAGTCCTAACAAGTTCTAATCCTTTCGCTAAAGTTTTTAGATTCTCTACTTGTTCTTCGTTAGGAGTGTTATCTATTCCATGTCTTGAAGCTGTTTGAGATCTAGTAAATTCTTCTAATGTAAAATTCTCAGATAACTTCATTTAGTTAAGCCCTTGCTTTTTTCCCAAGTTCTTAAACTTGCTAAACCAAGCATGGCTAAAGTTAACTCCATTAATACATCTGTTTGTAACTCTGGAAGGGTTACATTAATTTCATTTAGTGCCAATATCCACCGAATAACTGGGGAAGCAACGAACACCCAAGCAAACCCGAAGCCAGATACCCACCCAAGAAAAGGTCTCCAACCACTAACAAAGATAGAACGATGAGCAGCTTCGATTTTATTCGTTTCAGCCTGAGTAAGATTAATCTGAGCCGCATTGTCAATAAGAGCCTTTTCAATTTGTTGTTTCGCTTGTTCTTTGGCATTATTATCTGGTATTATTTTATCTAAGACACTTCCTATTATTGGTAATAGAACATTAATCATTTAGATGCAATCTCCTTCAGTAAGTCGCTTAACTTCATAAGAAAATTTTTTACCTTTTCTTTTATATTCTTGATTAAAGCCATTGCAGGTTCTCTTAAAATCTCGTAAACTGCTATCAGTGTAAGAACTAATAAAATCACCCAAATTGTCATCATCATGTATCTTTCCTCTTAAAATTTGACATAGTCTAGTAAGCACTAGATTTTTCCAATAATCACAGCAACAACAATAGCACCAAAGCCAGTCATACATCCCCATAAAAGTTTGTTAAGCATTGCCTCTAGACGATCAAGACGATAGTGCAATGTTGCATATCGTTCTGCACATAACTTTTCGTGGGCTGCTAGTTTCTCGTCTGGTGTCATTATTCTCCCCAATGTTGTGAGTTCATAATTTCAATCAACAGCATCACTGTTGTACAAGCTTTGATTGCAGTCTCTAGTCTATCAGATTCTGCTACGATCGCCAATCGTTTCGCTGTTACATCAGCAGGAATGTCTACGTTGCGTTCTACTTTACGAGTTACATACCAGTCTGTTTGTGC